CTATAGTACCAGTACCATTCAAATTAATCCAAGCCTTCGCAGTAAATTGCGACAAGCCTCTGCCATCTGCTTTAATATCAAGAACCTTAGTAGCAGAAATTGTGCCTGTACCAGAAGCAGCAGTAAAAAATTCGTGAGCACCTGAACCCTGTGAATACCAAGAGGCTTCATCCTCTTCAATATATGTTTTATTAGCAGAACCAGACGATTCAATATACATATTTTGTGCTAAATATAAACTGTTACTATCATTACGATTATAAAGACCGCCTGTATCACCTATCCGTAACGGTTTAATAGTGGAATAAAATGCTTCTGGAACAACTCCAATTCCGACAGCATTATTACCACCATCTACAACTAACATATTAGCTTCATCCTCAGACTCTACTCTGAAGTCTACATCTGCACCAGTATCGTTTATTGTTACTGCACCATCAGGGTTAAAACTAGAGAGTCCAGTTAAACTAGAACCATCACCATCACTATTAAGTAGTGTGCCTGTAGCATCAGGTAGTGTTATCGTTCTATCCGTACTCGTATTAGGAGCAGTAACTGTCAGAACTCCTGTTCCTGAAGCGTGTCCTTGAATTTTTACTTTAGCCATCTATAACTCCTATACTATTACCCAAGTTGAACCACTTGGTACTGTGACTGAATATCCCGAAGCAATCGTTATCGGACTAGCCGATAATGCGTTGTAATCAGTTGTGATTGTTAAATTTGAAGATATGGTATGTGTATGTTCAAAGAAACCTAGAGTTGCTGTAGCACCACCCACAATAGGTTCACCACTTGCTCTCGTATAGCTTATACATTGAACTTGATTAGCAGCAGTTGATTGAAAGACTGCTACATCTCCTACTGCTGTCGTTATGTTTGCCTCTCCCGGCAAGTCTAAATTAGTAGCGTGATGTGTCATTGTTAATACACCATCAAACTGTAATGTGAATTGTCTATCGGCAGCTACAGTAAATGCTGCAAAGTTAGTAGTTCCTGTTACATCAAAGTAATCACCATCTGTATCAATGACTGTAGGTGAAGCAGATGCTATATCACCACCTTTCTCAGTCTGCATATAGTTACCATTCGCATCCAAGAAGCCACCTAATTGTGGTGAGGTGTCACCTACTAAATCTGTAGTTACTGCTACCCAAGCATTATCTCCTCTTAGGAAAGTAGAACTACTTGCTGAACCTGTAGCACTAAGCATCGCAATATCCACAGCATCAACTGCAATAGTAAGAGCTGTCGCACCTGTTACATCACCAGTATGTGTAGCGTTTGTTACTTTAGCTGTGTTAGCTGTTATAGCACTTGCTTGTCCACCTGTAATTCCTGTCTTAGCTGTGTTAGCAGCAATCTCAGTATTAATTGAATTAGCTAGTTTGTCTGCTGTAACTGCATCATCTGCTATATGAACTTCATCAATACTTCCATCTACATAGTGAATACTATCAATTCCATCTTCTAAGAGAGTTTTTATAGCTGAAGCACTCTGGTCTACTGTAGCACTTGTTGCTATACCATCTAGTTTGGTTTGGTCTGCTGTTAGGAAAGTACCAGTAGTTGCTTTAACTGCTGCAATACCAGCCAACTCGCTGTCCATTAATGCACCAGCACTAGCTACATTAGTAGCATCAGTTACATCTGCACCATCTTCTACATTAGCAAATGTCAATACTTGTGTTTTAGTTAATTCTTCAATGACTCCATCAGCACCAGATACTCTACCTAATATTCGCTCATCAGCAGAAACATTCTGTATCTTTGCGTAGGTAACTTGGTCATCTACCAGTAGATTAGCAATGGTTACTTTCTTGGAAGTACCACCATCATTAATGAGCAATTCTTCTGCACCATCCGTTGTAGTTAATGCTGTTAAATCCGATACTTTAGTTGTTGCCATTGTTTACTCCGTGATAATATAGTGTGGTGCGCCAAGGGTAGAGGATTCTCTAACTAGATAAGTACCAGTTAAATGCTCCATCTCTATTTCATAAGCAGTAGTATAAGTAGGTTCAAACTCTCTTAGCCATTGCCTTCTATTATTCATCGCTGCTAGAACCTTTCTCTTCTGCCAATGTAATCTACCTACTGATGGAAATCTTGTAACTAATGGTCTAATCGTACCTCGTCTATCAATTCTAGTTTTCTTAGCCATTAGAGTCTAAAGAGTTGTTTTCTTCTGCCGATTCTTTGTCTTTCTATTAAACTTTTGAGTTCATCTTTAAAACTCTCAGCCATCGGTGAAAAACTTCTAATAACCTTTGCATCTTTTTTCTTAGAGATTTGACCCGAAGGCGTACCCTCATACGAGCCACCTTTAACTCCACTTCGAGAATCGCTTGGAGTTTTTGTAGTCTTGCTTTCAAATTCATATACTGTTGCCTCTGTTTTACCTTTTTCGTTGTGTGAGTTAAGTCCACCACCTTTATAGGTAGGTGCTTTGCCTTCGGACTGTACACTCTCTAATTCTTCTTTTGGGTCTAATAACTCATCAAGCATAGCCATTAGGTTATCTAATTCATCTTCCATTTCTGGTTCATCAGCAAACTTTAGAGCATTATGTTCCTTATAATGTTCCATATCCATACCCTCAACAGGATATTTAGCATAAGTTTCCTCAAGCATCCTTGTCCAAATCTCTCTAAGTTTTGTTTTAAACCTTTCTAACTCTAAATTTTCTACTGAGTCATGGTCGCAACTGTCTTTAAATATGTCCACTAAATTTATTCCTATAAATGAGAAAATTTATTCTTATATTTACCGTTCTTGGTTTCGCTTGTGCGTTTGCGTTCTCTCATATTCCAGAGAGTATCTTGATTTCCAAAGTGAGGGCGATTTTTATTGACTGATATTATTACACTACCCCTCTCACCGCACTCTGGACATTCTTTCTTTCTATTTCTATCTGACATAGAACACATCTCTTCAAAGACATGACCATGATTACATTCATAATCATAAAAAGGCATGGTTATTTCTTCTTCTTATTCCTTGTAGGTGGTCTACCCCTCTTCTTTCCGTATGTTCCTTTTCCGTAAGGCATGATTACTCCTAATTAATTTAGAATAACCCCCTCAGATAAGAAGGGGTTACGATTAACTAACTACTGATTAAGTAGCAGGTACGATAAACGCAATACCAGCATCATTACGAAGTTCTCCAACTCCATAAATAGTATCTGAAGTGAATAAATCACCTAAATACTCTTGCTTATATTGAGTCTGACTCCTGACACCAATCTGTTCTGCTAGAACTAGAGCATCTTTGTGCAATAGCACTCCTGCTCTGTCAGTATCACGACCACCACCTGTACCAGTACAAGTTGGTGCGTTAGATGTAACAAATATATCTATGCCATATATCATACCAATCTTACCAGTCTTAATAGCATCACCAGAACCAATGAACTGTTGTTCAGTGAATCTTGCGATAGCTAACATATAACTAGCTACTACTGGTGGAATAATCAATGAACGATTGTCCATTGGTACATCAGCATTATCTAGTTTTAGTATCATTGCTCTGATACCTGCATCTGTAATTGCAGCAGAGTTCGCTGAATTACCAGTATATAAGGTAGTACCATCACTACCAATAACCGCAGTTTCCCACGATGCTGCATTATCACCACCAACTGTTCCGCCTTGTAAGGCTTCAAATAAAGTACCCAGTTTAGTATCGACTTGAGTGCTTAAAGCATATCCCGCATCGTCAGTATAGAATTTTCTCATACTGGCAAGGGATTGTACTTCTGCAATATCCTCGATTAACTTTGAATATTCATAGTGTTGGTCTATTGATATATTAACGACACTATTTGTAGCTGCCGATAATGTTACTTGTGTGTTTGCTGCTTTAGCACTAGCTGAACCTCTTGAGGGTACTGGGATATGTATAGTATCACCTTTTTTCCCTTTATGAGATAGCTTAGTAACTAAATTAGCAATCACTAAGTTCGACTTATATGCACCTATAACTTCATCTGACCAGAGTTCTGGGATGAAGTTACCAGCAATGGTAGTCGTGACTTGGTTTGTTCCTAAAGCCATTTTACTTCTCCTTTATAAATGATTATTTAACCCTACCTTCTGCATACGCTGAATGAATTTCATCAGCCAACGCTTCATATCGTCTAGGGTCTGTAACTTGAAGGTTGATTAAATCAGCCCTCCGATACATTTTCTTGCCACCAACAGAAGTAGTAGAACGAGTTTCTGAAACGGTTTTTCGTAATGCTTTACCTGCTTTAACCTTCTCTTGCTTTTGAACTTCTTTCGTTT